GAGTAAAAAACGGGGCAGACGATCCCAGTCCCTGCCCGGCCGGACCCGCGACAGCACCTCAGACAGCGCCTTCCGGGCGTTTCTTGTGGGCGCCGACGCCTTTGGAAGCCTTGGCGTTCTGGGTTATCGATCGCTTATCAATAGCCCGGACGTTGCCGCCGCCGTGGACTTTTTGGCAGATGTGATCAGCAGCGCTACCATTCAGCAGTTGGAAAACTCCGACAGCGGAGACGTGCGGCTAAAGGACGGCCTGTCCAGCTTTGTGGATATCCACCCCTTCAGCCTGGGAACGCGAAAGACTCTGATTTACTGGATCGTCTCCTACATGCTGACCGCAGGAAATGGAAACGCCTTTGTGGCAGTGGAATCCAACGACAACCAGGTAAGAGGGTTTCTGGAGGACATGATCCCGCTGCCGGGAGCCACGGCGATCCAGGACGACACCCATGGATACGTTGTCCACCACGACGGGAAGACGTACATCCCCGGAGGGAAAAAACAAGATGTTCTCCACTTTGTTCTCCGGCCCGATCTTCTCTTTCCTTGGAGAGGCCGGGGCGTACAGATCCAGCTGAAGGACGTCCTGCAGAACCTGAGGCAGTCGGCGGCGACCACCAACAGCTTTTTGACCGACAAGTGGAAGCCCTCCGTGATCATCAAGGTTGACGCCCTCGCTGACGAGGTCTCCACCCCGGAAGGCCGCCGCAAGCTGCTTGACAGCTACGTGGCCACCCAGAACGCCGGGGAGCCCTGGGTCGTCCCGGCAGACCTGATGGACGTGGTGACAGTCAAGCCCCTCTCCCTGGCAGATCTGGCGATCAGCAGCAACGTAGAGCTGGACAAACGGGCCGTGGCCGCCGCCTTTGGGGTGCCGCCCTTTGTCCTGGGCGTTGGCGGCTACAACCAGGATGAGTATAACAACTGCATCCGCAGAACGGTTCTGCCATTAGCCGACGGCATTGCCCAGGTGCTGACAAAAGGAATTTTGGATTCGCCCTCCCGGTTTTTCCGGTTCAATCCGCGCAAGCTCTACGCCTACAACCTGGAGCAGCTGGCAGGCGTGGGCGGCGCCCAGCGTGACCGGGGCGTCATGAGCGGCAACGAGGTCCGGGACTGGCTGGATCTTCCCCCCAGAGAGGGGCTGGACGAGCTGAAGATCCTGGAGAACTACATCCCCATTGACCGGGTCGGCGACCAGAAAAAACTACAACAGGAGGGATCGTGATATGGAGACCACCCGCGAGCGCCGGCAGATCCGCAGCCTGGCACAGAAGTTTCAGACCCGGGAGGCGGAGACCGGGGAGCTCTATATTGAGGGCTATTTCAGCGTGTTCAATTCCCCCTATGCGCTGTGGGAGGGCGCGACGGAGGTCATTAAGCCCGGCGCCTTTTCCGGATGTCTGAGCCAGGACGTCCGCGCGCTTATCAACCACGACAGTACCCTTGTCCTGGGTCGCGCCAAGGCGGGTACTCTCGCCCTTACGCAGGATGAGCGGGGGCTGTGGGGCAGCGTAAAAATCAACCGGGACGACGGCGACGCCATGAACCTTTACGCCCGCGTCCAGCGGGGAGACGTCGACCAGTGCTCCTTCGGGTTCGAGATCAAGCGAGAAACCTTTGTTGACCTTGGCGGCGGGAGCTATCGCTGGGAAATCGAGGAGGTTGATCCCTTGTATGAGGTCAGTGTCTGCACCTTCCCCGCCTATGGGGAGACCAGCGTCTCCGCCCGCAAAGCCCAGCTGGAGGATATCCGGCGCCGCAAGGAGGAAGCATGGCGGGAAGCCATGAAAACTAAATTGAAAAATTTGAGGAGGTAAAAATGGCACTGAGAGTACTGATGCTGCGCAGGCAGGTGGCTGACCTCACGGCCAGCCTAAAGGAGCTGGAGGAGGCCGCCCAGGGCTTTGTCGTCCGGGAGGCGGAGCTGGCCAAAGCCATTGAGGAGATGAGCAGCGACGAGGAACGCAAGACCGTTGAGGAGGCTGTCGCCGCCCTGGAGACCGAGGTGCGGCGAAACGCAGAGGCCACCGCAAAGGCCCGCGCCGACATCGAGGCGGCGGAGGCCGAGATCGCGGAGCTGGATGAAAAGGCCCGGCGGTCCCGCGCCGCCGGCGGAAAAACTCACGACAGAAAGGAAGATGCACCTATGGACACCCGCAAGTTTTTTGGAATGAACCCCCAGGCTCGGGACGCCTTCTTTGCCAGGCAGGATGTGAAGGAGTTCCTCCAGCGCACCCGTGAGCTGGGCGTCCAGCGGAGCTCCGCAACCGGCGCGGAGCTGCTGATCCCCACCGTGGTCCTGGATCTGGTCCGGGAGGAGCTGCCTAAGTACAGTAAGCTGCTGAAGCATGTCCGGGTCGTCAGCGTCCCCGGCAAGGCCCGTCAAAATATTATGGGCGCGATTCCCGAGGCCGTGTGGACGGAGATGTGCGCCAGTCTGAACGAGCTGGAGATCAGCTTCACCTCTGTTGAGGTCGATGGCTACAAGGTGGGCGGCTACATTGCCATTTGCAACGCCGTCCTGGAGGACAGCGATATCGGCCTTGCCTCTGAGATCATTTCCGCGCTGAGCCAGTCCATTGGCATTGCCCTGGACAAGGCGATCCTCTACGGTACCGGCGTTAAAATGCCCCTGGGCATCGTCACCCGCTTGGCCCAGGCCGAGCAGCCCAGCTCCTACCCGGTCACGGCCCGCCCCTGGGCGAACCTGTCCACCACCAACATTCTGACCGTTACCAGCGCAAACTCCACCGGCGTGAAACTGTTCCAGCAGGTCCTCAAAAACGCTGGCGCGGCCAAGAAGGGCCAGGGCGCTAAGTTCTGGGCCATGAACGAGACCACCTACAACGCCATGATGGCCGAGGCTCTGTCTGTCAACGCCTCCGGCGCGGTCGTCACCGGCATGCAGCAGGCCATGCCCGTTGTTGGCGGCGCTGTGGAGCTTCTGGACTTCATCCCCGATAACAACATCATCGGCGGCTACGGCCAGCGGTATCTTCTGGCCGAGCGGGCCGGTACCACTCTGGCCCAGAGCGAGCACGTCCGCTTCCTCCAGGATCAGACCGTGTTTAAGGGGACGGCCCGCTATGACGGAACCCCGGCGATCGCCGAGTCCTTTGTGCTGATCGGCATCGGCGGCACCACCCCCGCTACCTCCGTAACCTTCGCTGAAGATAAAGCCAACGTCACAGTCTGATAAAAGGAGGCCGTGACCAATGGCCATTGACAAAACAGCCCTGCTCCAGGCAGAGCTTAACATGCGCAGCCCTCCGGAGGGACGCGTGATCCAGCTCCAGCAGCTGCTGGAGATCGCGGCGGCCCGGATCTCCCAGTATGGCATTACGCTGAACGACGATGACCCCGCCGATCTCCATCTCCATGTCGAGTTTGCCGCCTGGCTCTACCGGCGGAGGGCGCAGGCGGACGCCGCGATCATGCCGCGGTACCTGCAGCTGGATATCCACGACCGGCTGGTGGCGGAAAAGGGGGCGGTTCCGGATGGCTAAGCGCAGATATACCTTCGACGAGGAGGTCAAGCTGGTGCAGGTGGACGAGGACACCGGCGCGGAGGCGCGGCACATCAGCTATGCGGAGATCGTAAGCGTATACGAGTCGGAGACCTACGCGGCCCTGGCCAGAGGCCTCCGCCCTGAGTTTAAGGCGATCCTGCCCAGCTGGTACGATGACTACCACGGGGAGAAGCGCCTGGAGTACCGGGGCGTCCCTTACGAGGTGATTCGCGCTTATAAGGCGGATGACCAGGCGGCGGAGCTTACGGTCAAACGGCTACAGGCTGAGACGGATCCCGACACCAGACTGTGAGGTGAGCGATGGGAATTGACGATGTGATTCGAAGCGCAGTCACCCCCATCGTGCCCCGATGCGAGCCCGAGCAGTATGGGGGCAAGGACCTGGAGTACTGCGTGTACAACTACACCGAGATCCCGGACAGCTTTGGCGACGACGACCCGGAGGTGATCCGCTATGCTGTCCAGCTTCACTGGTTCTTCCCCTGGAAGCCCGGCCTCGCCCGCTCGCCGGTAGTCCTCAGGAAAAAGCAAGCCCTGCGCCGCGCTCTCGCGGAAGCCGGCATGACCTGGGCCACCATTACCCCTGCCGGGGAAAAAGAGTGGGAGCACTTCGTGTTTGAGTGCGAGTACGCGGACGGTGAGGTGTAGCTGTGGCGGAGTTGACGCATGACGGCCTGGACGGTCTGATAAAGTCCCTCCAGGAGCTGGCCGACATCCCCCCGGAGGTGCAAGACGATATTCTAAACGCTCAGGCGGATATCGCCGTCGCCGCCCAGAAACGCAAGATCCGGGCCTATGGTATCTACGACCTTAATAGCCGCAGCACGGCTCACGTGGCAAACTCTATCAAAAAGGGCAAGGTCAAACTGACAAAAGACGGCTACCGGGCGATTTATGTGACTGCTGCCGGCAGCCGACGGCGGGGCAAAACCACGACCCGCAACGCGGAGATATTGTTTGTCAACGAATACGGCAAGAAAACACAAAGGGCGCGGCCGGCTGTCCGGGACGCAAACGAGGAGTGCGCCGATGAGGTCGCCGCCGTCGCGCTGCAGATCTACGACAAGTTTTTAGAATCCAAAAATCTTTGATAAGGAGGCAGATAGCATATGGCAATTTACGGGGCCAGGGATCTCCGGTGGGCCAAAATGACTGCCGGCGGCAAGGCGGGGGCCTCTTTCCCCACCTACGACGCCCCTGTCAGCCTAGGCCCCCTGGTGAGCGTGGCCGACTCCATCACCTACGCGATCGCCGAAAACTACGGCGACGACGCTTTGCAGGAACATGTCAGCGAGTTCCAGCGCATCGACGTAACGACCAGCATGACGGAAATGCCCATTGACACCGCCGTCGCCGTCTACGGCTCCACCAAAAACGCCCGGGACGGCGTCAGCTACAACGCCGACGACAGCTCGCCCGACGGCTGTATGAGCTTCTACGCCAGCAAGCTCACCAAGGGAGAGGACGGCGTGCTGCGGAAGTACTTCCAGGGCGTGTTCTATCCCAGCCTGAAGGGCTCCCGCCAGGGCGTGACCTACAACACACGAGGCAGCAGCATCTCCTTTGCCAACGGTCAGGCCAATTTCACCGGCAAGGCGGAGGAAAACGGGTTCTTCCAGGTGTTCAGCGGGAACCTGGAGACGGCAGCGGCGGCAAAGGCCTGGTGCGACCTGATGATGTCCGGCGGCGAGGCTGCGCTGACAGCGGCCAAGGCGGCGGAAACTGTATGACAGACCAGGAAGGGGCGGCGCGTGCCGCTCCTTCCTGAACCCATTTCCGGAAGGAGCTTTTTTTGATGAAATCCGTTGACTTTTCTCTGGGCGGCCAGACCTACCACCTGCTGCTGAATGCAGCGGCCCTGTTTGACGCCTACGACCACTTTGGCGAAAAGGGCGACCTGCTGGAGCGGCTTTCCGGTACCAGCAAGGAGAGCTTTGACGATACCTGCTGGATGCTGGCCAAGCTGGCTCAGCAGGGGGAGGCATA